TAAACGACCAACACCCACCCGCATCTCCGCCAAATTTAATGGAACTCTCAGAGATTCTACCCGGCAAGTTGAAGCATTTAATAAGGCTATTGAAGTCGGTCATGGCATTCTCAGCCTTCCATGTGGATTCGGCAAGACCACGGTTGCGTTAGCCGTCGCGTGTAAGTTGGGATATCGCACCATGATCGTCGTACACAAGGAGTTTCTTGCGAATCAATGGAAGGAACGAATCAAACAATTTTGTCCCGGCGCGACGATTGGAGTCGTTCAACAAGACAAGAAGGAGGTCGACTGTGATTTTGTCATCGCAATGTTGCAATCCTTGAGTCTCAAAGAATATTCATTTGGGGATTTTGATTCGATCGGAACCATGATCGTCGATGAAGCGCATCACATTTGCGCGAAAGTCTTTTCACAATCCCTCTTCAAAATCGTTCCCAACCATATTTTTGGACTCTCGGCGACACCGTTCCGAAAGGATGGTCTCACGAAGGTGTTACACTGGTTCATGGGTGATACCTTCTTTTCGATCGAGCGGAAGAATCAAGACGATGTGGACGTCTTTCCAATCGAATTTAATTGTGATAGATTCACGGATCCACCCCCTTGTAGTCGTTTTGGTAAATTATCCCTACCGACACTCATCACCGAACTGACTGAGATGCGACAAAGAAATATAGTCATCGTGAAATTATTGAATACATTACTGAAGACAACTCGACAGATTCTAGTGTTGAGTGATCGACGATTTCATTGTGAATTATTACATCAGTCATTCCCAAAATCATCTGGGCTGTATATGGGTGGTATGAAGGAGGAAAAATTAAACGAATCGAGTAAGAAAAGAATAATATTCGCGACGTATAGTTTGGCACACGAAGGTCTCGACATCCCAAGTCTCGATACGGTCATATTGGCGACACCTAAATCAGACATCGTTCAATCAATTGGGCGAATCATGAGAGAAACGAAGGGTAAAAAAAATAATCCACAAATTTACGATATGTTTGATCAATGGTCTGTGTGCTTCGCGATGTATAATAAACGTCTGCGAGTTTACAAACAAGGTGGTTTCAACATCCCTAAATCAAAAGAAGAACCAAAAGATACAAATATATTTTCAAAGGGTCAATGTTTTATTGATATTTAACCGATTTTACCATTTTTTCTAGAATGGTAAAATGAGTATTTATTTTTTAACGGCGTCCATGACCGCGAGACACAAAACACCAGCTATGAAAAAGAGTACAACGTAATTGCACTCAGTCTCTTCTAAACCACCTGGGTTTGGAAGAGGTTTCACAGATGGCTTTTTCGTGACGGGTCGGCGCGGGGCGAGCTCCTCTGATTCGAAAGGAGCATAACCGATCATCTATATATTACTTAAATATTTAATTCCACGGATTTCTTTGGTCGCTTCCCACCTCTTTTTCCCTTCGCTGTGGGAGTCACTTTCACTTCCTTGACATCTCCCTCATTTTCGTCATCGATCGGTGTCTCGACAATATCCGAAATGGATCCATCATCGTCATCCTCCTGTGGTTGCGCTTGGGGCTGTGGTGCTGAAGTGGACATGGGTGGTGGTGGAGGCATCATAATGTTGCCCATCAAGCTCGAGATATCGACACCGGGTCCCTTCATTTCATATCGCTCACCCGGCGCGGTGGGGGCTTGTGCAGCCTGTTGGGATTTCGGCACCGTATTTTTAACGGCGTCCAACATCGTATTCGCAAGTCCTGGATTTTGCTTCATGATGTCGTTTACATTGGGCATGATCGATTTCATCATGCTATTCGTCAAGTGGAACATCATCGCGCTCCCACCCAACATCATGATGAGTTTCAGTTCAGGCGCGACGTGCATCTTCGTTCGATATTTGACGTACAATTCTTCGAACACTTCATCGTAATCTTCCACGCTGTCCATCACATTTTCTGACCAACCTTCCAGCTGAATCTCGAATGGATTGTATTTTTTATTTAAAAACTCGATCCCGGTACAACACGCCACCAGCATTCTCCTCGAAAATTTAATACTCTTATCTACATCTATACTATATGTAATTCTCTTTACTTCGGTTCGTAAATCATCTATGTTAGAATACGCGTTGAGACGCTTGTTGACCGTGAAGCCGCGTTTCTCTAATCGACCCAGCTTATTCACCAAGTCCGCCTTTTCTTCATCGATTGAGTTATACCCAGCCGACGGTTGTTCTTCCTGTGGCGCGGCGTAATCACCCATGCCGATTCCATCGTCAATAGGATCATCATACTCCCCGTAATCCACGGGTGCCTCTTCCATGGTCGGCTGAGGAATGGTTTGTTTGTTGGGGTTCGCGAAAGCACCGATGTCTTCCTGTGGCTGTTCTGAAAAGTTTTGCGCTGGTCGGAAGCTCACGGGCTTTGGGACTCTTCGAGCGCTGCGCGGTTTTGGTGGTTGGATACTGATCTCATCCATCAAGGCTTGTTCTGCGTCGTCGAGTTTCATGACATTGGTGGTGCTTCGATCTAGTACGATCTCACCGTCCATTAATATGTATCTATAATCTAAATTAATTTCTTTAACGCACTTAAAAAAATCTTATATTATTATAAACATGTTGAACAATACCAACAGAAACACCCTCAAATCGATTGTCATATTATTCGTACTTTTGTGTATCTTAATGTCTTTCAAAACCACGGCTGAAAAGACCAGCAAGTACAGGCCACGACCAATCGAGACTCAGCCAGTGTCCGAAAAGTCTATATTTGAATTAGAGAATTCTCTTAAGTGCGCGCCGGGAAACCCAGGCTCCGGCTACTATAGCTCTAACAAAACACCAGGTGGCGTGTGTGGCGACCAAAAGGTCGTGTCTGATTCCGCGGATGCCCAGATCATCGGTGGGATCGGTGGGTCTTTAATTTAATCTAATCATATAGTAATATGAGTAAAGCTGGATCAACTTTGCCAGACTTCGAATACGAATATCACACTGTCGCCGTCGATACGATCGGACAGTCTAGTAAAAATAAATTTTCCGTGTATCTAGCGAACACGCTTGAAAACGTCGTCCAAGCTAAATTGTTAGCCGCGCGAATCGATACATCCGGTACGAATGTGTGTCACGTATCGATCGATCAACTCGACTCGAATTATTCGCAGCGCGCGACGAGCACCTTCAACGGACAGGGTTCAATGTCGATGATCAACAAATCTTTTGGTTCGCTCATTCAGAATGGATCGAATCCGATTACTTTCAGGGATAGCTATGACATTGAGCGGGAGTACGCGACCCCGATCCGAAAATTGGATCGCTTAGACATATCTCTTTTGAAGCAAGACGGCGCTGCTATCACAAACGGTGGTGGTGAAAATGTTTTCATATTTAGGTTCGCGTGCAAGAAGAAGAACATGCCATTTACAAATTAATTCATAAACTTATAAACCTGTAATGCTATAATTCGATAAAATTATAAAATTACTCTATTATAAATGTCGTCAGGTGTGGTTCAACTCATTGCCGTCGGCGCTCAAGACGAACATATCATCGGTGAACCCGAGATAAGTTTCTTTTCCTCGACTTTTAAACGACATTCTAATTTTTCTCAGTCGATTTCAAAGTTACACATCCAAGGTGCTGTGACGAACGATACGCTCTCGACGATTCAGTTCGACCGCGCAGGTGATTTATTGGGATACGTGTATTTCACCATTTCGCAAAATGGCGAAGCTGTGTATTCACACGATTGGACACAGGTAGTTAAAAGTGTGGATCTGTATATAGGTGGTCAAAAAATTGATTCACAGGATGCTATTTTTACAGAAAAAATTGCGATCGATACGTTCGCTCAAAATGTTTCGAAGAGTTCAAACGGACCACACCCTGGTGTGAGCTCGAGTTCATATTTTTACCCATTGAGATTCTTCTTCTGTGAGGGTCCACAAAACGCTCTTCCTCTGATAGCTTTGCAATATCATAACGTTGAAGTTAAAGTTAGATGGGGTCCAAGTGCCGGTAACTACGACGTTGAAGCTTTTGCAAATTATTACTATTTAGACAACGAAGAACGTGGTAACATCGCGTCAAGAAATAGAGACATGCTCATCACACAAGTCCAAAAGAACATCCCATCGGGAGAGAAAACGCAAGAACTCATATTTAGTCATCCGGTAAAGTATATAGCATCTACGGATACGACATCGACCGGTGCGCTCGTCTCAACTGACAATAAAATTAAGCTTGAAATAAATGGGTTAGATATTGGAGAATTTAGGTACGCGAAGCCGCATTTCATCGACGTCGTCAACTACTATCATACGAGTTTCGTGACGTCGCCTGATTTCTTTTTACACTGCTTTTGCCTCTCAACGAGCTCACTACAGCCAACGGGTACGTTAAATTTTAGTAGGCTTGATAATGCTAAAATATTGAGTGATACTAAAAATATAACAGATCCGATCTACGCTGTAAACTATAATATTTTAAGAGTCGAAAATGGCATGGCAGGATTGTTGTACGCAAATTAAAAATGAAAACTAATATTAAATGGTGAAGAATTCAAGTGTGAATCAACCTACGGATAAAATTCGTTTAGGAATCCACTCAAATTCGGAACAGCCAGCAAACTCTATCGTGTTTAACGCGTCAAAAGAAAAACTCGCACATGTGAAAAACAATGGACTTTATGTTGCTCCAATACGAGCAGACGAAGGTTCAAATCTTTTGGCATATAATCCTCTCACGAAAGAAATTGTGGATATCGGTGGTCAAAAATTAAAACTCAAGCACCTCGAAGTCGAAAATCTAGAAGTCGAAAATAAAACGATCAAAAATGAAAAATTTAAATTGTATCCGATTCTGGATATCGCTGAAAATTCTTCAAATAAGGAGACGGGTATAACAATACATAACGACAAGGGAGAGGTCAATATTTTAAACAGTCAGGGGGGAGTTAAAATTGACTCTGATTTAGAAGTTGATGGTAAGATCAAAGCGTTATTATTAGAAGGCGATGGTGGGCTCTTATCGAATCTACAGATTCAAACAGAAGTTCGTCAACATTTTGACAATATTTACGTTCGAAACGAACTTCACGCGGATGGGCAATATTTACGAAATATAAAAAAATCACAAATCATTGATTTTGAAAATAATTCACACGCGTTCGATGAACTCGCGGTATCTAGTTTAGATATAAAAAAATCTGTACACGCGGGTGGAGACGTATATTGTACGAAATTGTATGGTGACGGTTCTCACCTTACGGGAATTCCAAAAACTGAGTGCGTAGAAAAAATAAAAAATTCGATCGATACGCGGGTGAGTGAGATAAACGACAATGTCTCAAATATTGTGAAACCGATTCAAAATCAAATAGCTTTGAATAAAGATGATATATCAAAATTCAAACCGGTGATGGATGATGTGAATCAATTAAATTCAAAAATAACTGAAATCCACGATATAAAAACCGACCTACAATCTATACATGATATATGTGATTCATATAAAAATTCTATTCTTCACGCGGAGGGAGTCACAGAAAAAAATGAACAAAATATAAATAAAATTAACGCGACTCTAGAAACATTTGTCAGTGAAAGTGAGTACCACAATTTGAAATCTGACGTGTTCACACAAAACGATAAAATTGAAAGCACGTCGAATCAATTGACCCAATCGCTCGAAAAATTAAATTATATCTGTCAAAAAATCGAAGATTCGGACAAGGATAAAATTAACTACGCGAGGAGAGATGATTACGTTCAAATGAAATTAGACCTCAATTCTCATCAAAAAATGCTTGTTTCAACAATAGACGATGTCGAACGAAAACATAGGACATCCGAGCAATACTATACTAAGACGAACTCAATTTTAAAAGAAATAATCGATCTCAATGAAAAAATAAAAATTAATAGGGATACGTGTGGTGATATAATCAATACAAATAATTTAAACGTGACTAATTTTCAAGTTAAAGTTCAAAAAACGAATCTCGCGATCAATGATACGAATCGCGCGATCGATGAACATCAAAAAATTCTCGACGCGCACCAAGCTCGAGTAGAAGAATTAGAAAACACGAAATCGTTAAAAACAATTCCACACTCGATCAACGTCGCGAGTAAACTAGCGAAGACATCTAGACTAGGTGAGATAGAAGCCATCGAGGTCTCCGCGCCTTACGGAAAATTAGCTGACATTTGTGGATACACGAAAGCGAATAACGGCACGACGTCGGGCAATCCCGGTGGACTGTTGTTTCGAACGATGAACCCACAGGGATCTTTGACGAACGCGATGTCTCTCGATGCAAATGGAAAGGCGACAATCGGTGATCCAACTAAAAAGGACCGAAATCCACCCGCCATACTATCACTCAATTCCACGACACTCGGGTTTTTGCCACCTCGAATGAGCACAGAAGAGCGCGAGCAGATTTTAAATCCGACTCCTGGATTAATTGTATTTGATACGGCGACTGACTCGTTATGTATCTATAAAAGCACCGGGTGGATATGTATATCGTGATATTCAGAAGCGAAAAATATTCAAATAAAAATCATGACATAATATAATAGGCATGGTCAAAAATATAAGCACCATCGACCGTTCCGAAAAGGTTCGGATAGGCAAGCACATGCCCGCTGTTCAGGCTTTGAACTCGATCGTTTTGAACGCGTCGTCGAACGTGATCGAAGCGCCAAACCCCGGTTTGTACATGGCTCCAGTGAGACTAGGTGATTCAAGTGCTTCCAACGCGTTGGCGTACAACGCACAAACCCACGAAATAGTCGATACGGGTTTAACGCCAGAAACAAATCTACAAGGTGTGATGGTGTTTGGCAATACGACGACGTTAACAGCTGAATTCAATAACGTCACGACTGGTCTCGTAACACTTGGAAATGTGGGCATCTCTAACTCAAACCCAATACATACACTCGATATAGGTTCAAACGTTTCGATTGACGACGATGGATCAAATGTGCTCGATGTCCGCGGTAACGTGTTTGTGTCACAGACAACGTTTATCACCGGTAACCTCCACGTTCTAGGCGATACAACTCTCGTGTCCAAACAAAACTTAATTGTCGACGACGGAATCGTTGAAATCGGGCAGAATAACTACGATAGTTTATCGGCGACTGATCTTGGTTTCGTGATGACTAGAAGCCCGACCGAAGCTAACGTCGCATTAGGGTTTACAGAAACGGACGACGTATTCATTCTCGCGCACACGCAGAGCTCCGCGGATGGGAATCATTTAGTTCCGGATACCTCGAATGCGATTTCGATGCGAGTCTACGGTAACGTCGCCGCCGATAGTTTCGAAGGTGACGGTGGTTTATTATCGAATATCGCGAGTAATTTGGAACAGATCTTAAATAATGGGAACGTTTCATCGAACATAATTCAACTCACAAACGCGACGGATGGTCTCGTCGCCACGGGGAATGTCACAGCCGCGTATTTTAAGGGCGACGGGTCAAAACTCACCGGACTAGTCACGACCCTCCAAGACGTTTCGGATAACGGGAATGTGACCGACAATGTACTTCAGCTCACAAATGCGACGGATGGTCTCGTCGCCACGGGGAATGTCACCGCCGCGTATTTTAAGGGGGACGGATCAACCTTGTCCAATATTGCGTCAAATTTAGAGCAGATTGTGAATAATGGGAATGTCTCATCTAACACGGTTCAATTTACAAACGCGACGGATGGTCTCGTCGCCACGGGGAATGTCACTGCCGCATTTTTTAAAGGTGATGGTACGCACGTGACCAATGTCCTTCACATGAATGAATTCGATAGTCATGCGGCGAACCTTAGAAGCGAGATGACCGCGAATACAGACACGATCTACGCTGAGATGGCGTCGAACACGGTTGAAAATAGAGGTTTTTCAATGTTTAATATCGCCGCGAACGTCTCGACACTAAAAGGGGAAATGCGCGCGAACACGCTCGCCATGCAAAGCAATTTGGATTCAAACGTCACGAGAATTGAAGTACTTGAATCTGAAGGACTTTCAAACGTCGTTGATAGAAACAACGTCTCGTCGAACACGATTCAACTCACAAATGCGACGGATGGTCTCGTCGCCACGGGGAATGTCACCGCCGCGTATTTCAAGGGTGACGGTTCAAAACTCACTGGACTAGTCACGACCCTCCAAGATGTCGTGGATAATGGGAACGTCTCCGACAATGTTATACGTCTCACAAACGCGACGGATGGTCTCGTCGCCACGGGGAATGTCACAGCCGCGTATTTTAAGGGGGACGGATCAACCTTGTCCAATATTGCGTCGAATCTAGAACAAATCGTAAATAATGGAAATGTCTCATCAAATACACTGCAATTTATTAATACGGGAACATCACTGGTGACCAGTGGGAAGGTCGGTGTAAATCAAACAACACCACAAAAAACCTTACACGTCGGTGGCGAAATTTTAGCGGACGATGATATCACGGGTGTCGATTTTTTCGGACAAGACGCTGTGTTCACGGATAATGTCGCCGCGAATTACTTCAAGGGTGATGGTTCGGAGTTAACGGGATTAGTGACTGATCTCGAGTCCGTCATCACAAATGGCAATACAACAAGTAATGTCGTCGAATTTCATGGACCGGTCGTGAGTATCATTACATCGAACGCGGTCGGTGTTAAAAACGCAAATCCTTTACACGATTTTAGTGTAGGGACGAATTTATTCATTGACGACGACGCGTCTAATATACTCACAGTCGATGGTAATATTTTAGCACACTGTATCACATTGGACACGATTAAGCTAGGTGCCGGTCATGGTTTAGAAACTGTCGTAATGTTAAGCAACTCGACGAGCAACGTCGTTGAATTTAAAAACGCGACGAGTTTCGTGACCTCGTCAAATGTCGGCATAGCGAACGCGAACGCGACGCACACGATGGACATCGGTGCGAATGTGTTCATTGATGATGTTGGGTCAAATGTTTTATACGTCCGCGGGAACGTTTATTCTGACATTGTCACGACCCCTAAATTAGCCGTGTCGAACAACGCACCGACGAAAGATTTATCGGTGGGCTCGAATTTATACGTCGATGAATATGGGAGTAATGTATTGATTGTCGAAGGTAATGTTTCAATTGGATCTAAACTGACCATTGGGAGCATAGATCTTACAGTTGATCTCACACTTGACAGTGTTGTAAGTCAAGGCAACGCGACGAGTAACGTGATACAATTAACAAATGCGACGGATGGTCTCGTCGCCACGGGGAATGTCACAGCCGCGTATTTTAAGGGGGACGGGTCAAAACTCACCGGACTAGTCACGACCCTCCAAGATGTCGCTGACAATGGCAACGTTACTGACAATGTACTTCAACTCACAAACACGACGGATGGTCTCGTCGCCACGGGGAATGTCACAGCCGCGTATTTTAAAGGCGATGGAACAAAATTGGCGGGAATTGCGTTAGATGCGGACATGACCTCGAACGCCGCGCGCGTGGGGACTTTGGAGACCAATCTCACGCAAGCCATCGCAGAGATCGATTCGAACGCCGCGCGCGTGGGGACTTTGGAGACCAATCTCACGCAAGCCATCGCAGAGATCGATTCGAACGCCGCGCGCGTGGGGACTTTGGAGACCAATCTCACGCAAGCCA